AGGGTCGTCTTCTCGCTCATTATTTAGCCTTTTTAGCCTGTTCGTACGCTTTGAATATTGTGCTAACATTAGCAGGAATATTGTTTTCGTACAAGAAATCAGATATCTGTTTGAGTTCATCAGCAGGGATGTCAGCGATGTCTTGCTCACTGTCGAACCAGTACTCTTTCTCAACGACAAACTTACGGGTGAAGTCATTCAACACATTCGAGAACTCCATTGATGTTAACTTACGGTTGTTCTCCGCTTCCATCCTGCGTACTTCGTTATCTACCGCCCCATGGAACGCGTTGACTCCTGCACGCTCATTATCATTCCAGCTACTCTTCTTGCCAAATATCTGCTCGACAGTAGACGTTGCTTGTGCTGCTCTTGAACGGGTGGCCTGCACCGATGCAAAGTCGGACGCACTGGCTGATACTTCCCCACGCGCTGCTTTGACCTTGTTAACTATATCTTTGTACTCGGTGTTACCCAGCTTCAAGCGATAATCAGAAGGGTCTAGCTTTGCCAACTCTTTGTCGTTAAGCAGAACCAGTTCACCATATACGATGTAGTCTGTCTCAATCTTGCCCCCGACCTGCAATGCTTGCTTCTCAGCAGGTCTCAGCTTGTCCCACTGCTCGGTATTCTGCGCGATGTATGAGTCAACAGAACCCCCACCACGGGTGATAAAGTCTTGTACCTGAACGACGATGTTCGCTCTCTCTTCACCATCGGCACGAAGCTTCTGGTCCAGCTGATATGACGCTTCAGACTTAACCATCTTCTGCATCTCAGGGTCTTTGATTTTGTTTATCTCATCAATCATGGCAGTACGAGCATCCGCTCTGCCACCGAAAGTAGACACAAGGTTGTTACTGCGCAAAACTGCCTCGCCTGCTTTGGCCTTGGTGTCCTCAATCTCACGACGCTTCGTCAGCATCTCGCTGATGTTAACCTTGTCCGGTCCTTCGAGATTATCACCATACAATTCCATCGCCTTGTCACCATCAGCAGAGCTACTTTGTGCCGCAGCTTTGATGGTGTTCATGGCAAAAGCAGAGTTATAGTTTTGCAGTTTCTCGTTAGTCGCTTGTGAACTCAGGCCCTGCATCTGTGCAGACTCCATGACCGACTGACGGCCCAGTTCTTTCTGGACGTTCAGCTGCTTCATGTTGTTCCAGTACAGCGAGCTGTTCTCCAGCGAGTTCTCCACTTCCGCTTCAATGTTGGACTGCTGCCATGCCTTCAGGTTCTTGGACGAGTGAGCCATGATGTCCACATTCGCTCGGGTAAGTTGTGCATCAGCCACCCGGTTAAACTCTGCCTGTGCTCGGGGGCTTAAGTCCTTGCCGTAGTCGGCCTTCAACTGCTCCAGTCGTTTGGTGGTGTCACCCGCCATCTCGTAGGCATTTCTGCCGCTGCTGTTGAAGTACCCATTCTCGGGGTCAAAGAATATCTTGTTTTTCTCACGCTCGAATGAGGTAGCTGCTTGTTGCGTCTCCGCGACAGTTGCCTGCTTGTTCATCTCGCCTGCCATCTGCGCAAGAGAATTGATACCTTGGGCCAGTTGTTGGCCACCGTTATCCACAGCGCGAGCTTGGACTGTTCCCTGAACTTGGGTTCTGACTTGGTCAGGTGTGTACTGTACTGTTGGCATTTTTTATCTCCTAAGTAACCATGAACGCACTGGTGTCAGTGTACCACTTTGAGTTCATCGGTGAACCCGCCATCTGCCCGGTACCTGCCCCTGCTCCGGCCCCTGCAGGAACTGGCGCATTTATCATGCCTACGGTAGCTGCTGTCGTGAGCACTGTTCCTAGTGCTGACAGGTTCGCTGCACGCTTGGCACTGCGCCCCTCTGCTCGTGTTTGGACTGCTTGACGTTCTGCTGTCTCTGCTTGGTCAGTGAAGTTACGTCGGATACGCAATGCATCCACTTCACCCAACAACTGGGTATCCTGCTGCAAGTCGCCAGCGGAACCAGTATCGATGTCAATGCCTGAAGCGCCCAACATAGCACGCTGTTTAGACAGAAACTCTGCGGTCTCTCTGCGTTTGATGTTCTCTTCCTCAGTACCTTTGTTTTGGATACTGGTGGCTTGGTTCTCCATCTCACGAGCATTGAAATTGGCAGTAGCTTCTGCAGTCCTGCCTGCTTGTACTTGTGAGTAAGCTTGTGTACCACCTGCGACAATTGCCAAGGTGGTCATAGTTACCGGGTCACACATGACAATCTCCTATGTAAAATTTGTGGAAGTGGGTACCACCTCTGCCTATTGGCTCGCTGGTTTCGATAGTGAAGCCCATCCACTTCAGCCACTTGATACTCAGTTTATTGTCAGCGTGAACGAAGTTCATCAGGTTAGGGCACACCGTCATCATGTCTTCGACACCTTGCTTACAATTGTTTATAAAAATTCGTTTGTACTTAATGGCATCGTCCGTGGCAAGTAGCCATGGGACTCCTGTGCCACTGAGTAAGTTAAGTATCACAAGTCCGACGACGGCACAAGGTTTACCATTTATCACCACGACACTGCAATGGTGTGACAGCTTGACCCCTTTAGTCAATGCCTCCATGGGTGTTGACCCTGACATCAGCTTACACTCCAGCGCGTCGGCCTCTCTCATGTTGTCTGCTACGTATTGTAGCAGATTAACATTAGGCTGTAGGTATTTAACTGATATCGACATTAGGTATCACCGCGAGCACTGCCATTGGCATTGGGTTGGTCTGCTGAATCCTCATGCCACCCCCTACTCCCCATGTGGGGGCCGTATACAGTGACTCTTGCCACGTAGAAAGAGGGATGGCTCCGTACCCAAAATCGTCGTACCTTGGCTTGAACTCCTGCATGTCAGCGGTACCGTCATCTCTCAATGACCCTGCTGACGCGCCACGGCTGTTCTCAAATACCACGGTCACTTCATTGATGTTAACGTCTTTAGCTTTTAGAACCTGCTTCATCTGTGGTAAGTCTAAGTCAAGTGTGTCCATGGTACATGTATACCCGAGACCCACAGTGACTTTGGACGCTTCTCTGGGCAGCGTGATGGCACCCGACACGACGGTCAGTCCAGTCACCACATTGCCGTCAGCTACGACTGCCACTTCTTTCCCTTCGAGATGGTCAAGCCCTGAGATGTTGTCTGCTGCTACGCCTACGTACTGCAGGCCACTATCGACACACCATACGTTCTCAGGTGCCGTAACGTCACGAGGCTCCATGCGTTCAACGTATCGACGCGTAACACCTTCTATGGTGCGATTGACTACGACGTACACTGCATCACGGTTGTTCTCCATCACACTGGTGACTGACTCAAAGGTCCCGTCAGTGACGTGCTGATGCCACCCCCAGACCTGCTGTTGACGTTGGTATGTTAGACCCAACATCTTGCCATCGTTTCTCACCATCCATAATATACCGTATGGCTCATCGGCCAGTACCATCTCTTGTATCTCGAACCCCTCCAGTAGATGCTGTGCCATGATAGACAAGTCATCTCCTCTGAAGTTGTCTGCTTCGACAGCATAGTTCAGGTCCCGGAGTCTAGCCCCGTTACTTTGTACGTATATGATAGTTGCATCTGATATGACCGGGGCCACGTACGATGCTCCTTTGTTTGACTGCTTACGGACGCCCACTGTTGCCGGGGTCAGCACCCTGTCCTGTCCTTCGGTCACTCTCCACACACCCCCAGAGGTAAGCAGCATCATGGCATCTAGCTCAATGATGTGGCGAATCTCGTTCACCTCTCTACCTGCTAAAGTAAAAGTGATAGCATCGTCTGCTCTGGATGGACTTGACGTCCTGAACGAATCAAAGTTCCCGGTCTGTGATGTAAATACTGTCTGCTTCTGTTCGTCAGTGTTACCGAAGACCAGTCGCTGTTGATAGTAGTTAACTGTTGCAGGCTGCTGACCTTCTTTCAAGAACGTGCCACCACTGGTGTATGGCAGGAACGGTCCCACGACGCCTGTGTCCACAAGACGGAACGATGTCTCGTCGATGACTCTTATGTTAAAGAATCCCCCATTGAAATCGGTAGGTTGAAGTATGCCATCGATGTAGACCACCTCGCCTGATACTAGCTCATGTGTGGCTGACACCGTCACAGTGAGGTCTATTAAGTTCAAGTCAGTTATCACACCACTCTTGTCAGTAAACGGGTCTCGCAGCTGCGGAGGGGCATCTGATATGATAGGGGCTAAATTGAAGTCATCAAACGTCAGACCCAGAGATGTCCCTATGAAACCATACGCGCCTGTATTCTTGGACGGGTCTTTATATATCCGGTAGTAGGACGCATTCGACACCACGTTCCACTGTAGTCTAATTCCTCCCGTCTCAGACAGCGACGCACTCTCCCTGCTCTGTGGAAGTGAAGCAATAGACTCTGTGCCATCGAACCCTACCGAAGTTATTACGTAGGTGTATGTCTTATTGAAGTCACCGAAACCATCTCCTACTGGGTATGTAGGGTCTCGCGCAACTATTCCTGCTGACGTATACGCCCCGTATCCGGTGCTATCTGTCTCATCAAGACTGAAAGTTGTGGCAGAAATGTACGATATAATATAAGCATTTCCATTGAGCTGGGTCATGCCCAATACGCTCGTGATGCTCACCGAGTCCCCTGATTCTAGTCCATGAGGTGTGGTTGTTATTACCACTGCAGGGTTCGCTTGCGTAACATTGCTTATCGAAAAATTGATGGAAACTACAAATTCAGGAGGCTGAACTGTAGGGGCAAAGTCAATCACCGAGAGTGTCCATGCGTTATCAGCAGTTCTGCTCAAGTTACGAGGCGCATGGTCTGGGTGAACTAGGGTCATCACGTCAGCTCGCTGAGTAAATGACAGTCGAGACAGTTCGGACTCAAGGTACGGAGTCGCTATCTCATATATGGTGATGCCATCCCCCTCAAGTACTAGACCCCCATTGCGATAAAAGCGGAGGGTATTCTGCTCAAACAGGAGGACATACGTCTGCTCAGTGTTGAAGCTGAAAGGGATTAGCCGTGGGCGTTTTGTGCTGTCACCGACCTCAGAGATGAACTTGGTTCCTTCACGAGAATACGCACCACCTTGGGTACGCACGAACATGTTTTCAAGTTTAGCCAGCCCACTGGAGTACTTGTTGATATCAGCACGGGTCCGTAAAGCTGGTGCTATCTCACCCCCTGTGAAACTTCGTTGTATGATTTCGGGCATGAGCTTACGTCCTTATGGTAATGTATTCACTCTCGGCTATCTCTTGTGCTTGCTCGTTCAACTCGTTGACGATACCTGCGTTCAGGTACGACTCGTACATTGACAAACTGTCAGCACGTAAAATTCGACCTTGCTCCACACCCACGATAGGTATTGCTATCTCAGCAGCGAGCAGGTGGCTCAATGCCATGGTGAAGTTGGTACTGAATAGGTTCGGGTCAGTAATTTTAACCCGGTAGTCGATGCGAATATCAGAGTAGTTACACCCGATAACTTTCACACCGTTGAGGTTGTATATCTTGTACTCAATGACTGGGTTAGGCGACAGCCTGTATATGTCCTCGTCACGGTACGGGTAGTACAATCCTGACGTTCTGTTCTCCGCGTTGATACCTTCGTAGTTCGGTATCAGCTTATTTATGCGCAGGCAGTCAACTGGGTACGAATACACATAGGCCCAGTCGAACAACTCAGCGACCAACAAGGCAAGTGGCTTGACTGCCCCGGCAAACTGCCACGGTGAGTCCTGCAGCATCTGGTCTCTCAGAATAGGGTATCTCAACGCGCACTGTTTTGCTTGAACACTGTTCTCAGTTAACGAATTGATTGTACCTGCTCTGACGTTACCTAACGCTAAATTACAAATATCTATATCACTTGCCATGAGGGTTCACCTTAAAGTGTCTGCGTAGTTTGCTCGGCTGAAGTGACGAAGGTTACAGCGTCGATAGACTTCTTGTCTTCAGCTGCTTGCAACTTTGCTTCTTCTGCTTCTTTGTTGAGGGCTTTAGTTCGGGCACCTTTCTCCGCTGCAGTTTCACCTTGCATCGGTTTCAGCCAACGGGGGCATCGTGTGAACGCTTTGTCTACATGCAACGTCGTACGCTTACCTGCAGGGTCGTACAGTTCACCCTTGTAATAGCCCGGTGATTTTACTTTATATTGTGGCATCGTCTTTATCTCCTAGATTTAAAAAAGGCAGACTGGTTAGAGTCTGCCTTTATCATATACCGAAACGGTCAGTTATGCACCAGTAACATTAGTCTGGTTGCCCATGCTAATGCCAGCAGTGATTGTGCCAGCCGTTGCGTTAGAGCCACCAACGGTGTAACGCACTGCTAAGTAACGCTGATTAGCACCATTAGGAAGCACTTGAACGAACGTCTGTTTACCTGCGAGCAGGTTAGCTGCAGCAATCACTTCTGTAGCAAGTACAGTAGAGGAGGACATGTCTTCGTTCGCAGAGACTTCGATAGTGATAGTCAACGACGTTAGCGTCGCAAAGTCTGACGCGACTTGGATAAGAATCGGAACAGGAGTCCCTTTACCCTTGTCGTTGTTCAACGCAGCGACAGCACCATACGGAGTGCCAGCCACGCCAAGGTCAACCACGTTAGTAGATAACGCGGTAGCGGTAACAGCTTGTAACGCTGAGAATATCAATTGTTGTGAAAGTATCATGATAATAGTTCCCTATTTCTAGTGAAGGAATCGTGCGGTATTAAACCACACGAGCTTCTGTGTTAAGAATAGCATCCACTTCACGAATAGGGATACCACGATAAGTCATAATTTCTTGACCTTCAATTTCCATCGGCTTCAAACGAATGAAGCTGTCACTTGCGCCAGCGTTAGTCGCTAATGCATCAAGTGCTTCCAGTACGTCACGGTTTGTGTAGATGCATAACTTGCCACCTGCAACACGACGGTTCTGTAACTGGTAGTACGCTTTACGCATAAAGTCGTACAATGCCACTGAGCCTGCTTCCATAAGCGATACATCGACGTTAGCGATACGAGAAACGTATCTCCAGTCTTTAAGCGCTAGGCCAATATGCCAAGTGAACTTCTCTTCCTTCGCGTAGTAAGCTTTGCCATCGGCATCAGTAATACGCTGACGTCCCATGTCTTCACGCTGTACACCCGCTTGCGTACCTTTAGGATACAACAAGTGGCACTGACGCTCGCCCCATGTAACGAACCAGATAGACGTGTTATCAGCACCAGTACCACCAGCGTCGATAATCTGTCCACCGTTAGCCGCACCAAGGTCGTTGAATCGTGGTGCAAGGCCCATGAACTCTTCCGGGTCCGAAGCACTGTTACCATAAAACATCTTAGTAGCGACTTCTTGGTTCATCGCTTCTAAGTACGACATCGCTTCGGATAAACGTACTGCGCCTTCGTTAGTAGACAAGGCAAGCAAACGCTCATCGATGGTGCTAAGACCTTCAACGAAACCAGTTGTGTCTTCTACTTGTGCAGTAGTTGACTTGCTCTGGTCGATGCCTTTGTACAATCGGCCCCACGATACGGCAGGTAGACCTGTTCGTACTGTGTGTAGGTGAGACGTTCCCTTGTTACACTCGACAGCAATAGCGTCGTCAAGAATAGGGTTCATCTCCATTAGTAACTCTATGACAGAGACGTATTGTCCCATGCCATCCTGTTGCTTGTAGATGTCAATTAAATCTACGAATGTATTTCCTATGGTAGCCATAGTTTAGTTCCTCTTTAGGATTTTTCTGGATACAAAACACCAACGTGGTCTCTTGGTTTACCGACGGGATTACCAGTTTCACCCGGTGAATCTTCCTTCGTTAACTTGCCCACGTTAGCCATAAAGCGAATCATTTCAGGATGGTTACCCATTCCAAAATCATTCAGCAGCTTAGTTAGACCTTCGCTTCCAAACTTAGTCATAGCCTCCTTAGCGATGCCAATAGTTTCATCAAACTTGTCGCCACCGATTTCAGGGTCTTTCTTAGCTTGGTCTACCCAGTCGTTCTTCAGCTGATTAAATGCATCCATTTGTCCCTGTTGGCCTGCCTCAACTTGTGCCGCTTGGAAGTCCACTAATTTCTGCGCTTGCTCTTGGTTCAGTCCCAGCTCTTTAAAGAGTGGTGCTGCTTGCTCAAGTAAGCCGTCATTAAGTGTCATTCCCTCGGGCAACGTAAAGTCGGCATAAGCTTCGAGTGAACTATCTTTGGTGTCATTACCATCAGCGTTATCACCATCAGCTTTATCAGCTGGTGGAGTTTCACCGTCGGCAGTTTCGCCTTCAGTGGTTTCTACTGCAGCAGTCAGTGCCGTATCATCGGCAGACTGTTGCTCGGCAGCTTGTGCCTGTTGTTCGGTTTGTGCAGTTACTATTGCAGCAGCTTCAGTCGTCATATCTTTCTTCCAATAGTTGTAAATATTTATCAGGGCACGCTTGTTCTAGTTCTGATACGAGTCCCAGTCCAACCTGTCTCTTGCCTGCATTGTATGCGTGCTTATGAGTGTCTAAGTCGAACGTGTTGGTGAATACACCAGTGGACTCTAGTATGCGAGCTACGAACCTGCGACCACCTTCCGTTGACATCATAGCAGTTATCTCCACTATTTCAACGTTTCTCTGTTCTGTAGCCATTAATCCTCCCAGTACATGAACTGCAATATACCAAAACCTGCCAGCCTTTGTCCAGTGACCGGGTCTCGTATGAACACCAGACACTCGTATACCTCAGCAGTAGACGACGTGAGGTTGAGGTCAAGGAACTGCGTATACTCCAATGAGTACTCATAAACATCGGGTGTCGCTGCAGCTATGTCAGGCAGTAGCTCGATGGCACCTGCTATGACCTCCGGGCTGAATATGACAGGGTTTGCAATCGTCTGGTTAAGGTCAATCACAAGGCCTTCTGGAATCAAGAACGGGTACACTTCTACCGTTGCAGATGTTCGGTCAACGTCGATGAACTGGTCCTGCACCACTTCGTACGTGTAAACGACTGGGGTACCACTGGTAACTAGCGCATCGATGAACTGTTCTGTCACGATACTGGGTGAGTAAACTATTGGGGTCGTTGATGCTATTAGCATGTCAATGGTTAGACCACCCGAACCATAAAACACCCATTGGGAATCGTCGTTAGGCGGGTTGTAGTTCACAAGGCTTGCAGACGTACCGCCTTGTCCATCTGGTACAACTAAACCTGTGCCATTACTCAAGCTTGGGTCGTAATCTCTTACTAGAACAGCATTTTCTAGTATCTGAAACGCGTAAACGTCAGATTGAGAATAGTCGTTAATTCTTTTGCCCCAAGTTAACGATGTCGATGTAGTCCCACCTAACGATGATAAAACACTTGTTGCAGTAAACGTACCAAGCAAGGCGCTACTTGCGCCCCCATAACACCGAATTACCCCCAAATCAAAATCAAGCTCTATTGCTTGCTCGCCACGAACAAACGTGTAGCCAGCAGGTCCAAACATAAACTGGCCAGTACCAGTAAAAGAAATTTGAAAATAATTACTTGCAGGCGAATAAAATATAATTGAACCGCTTGATGGTGTGGTTATTTGAATACCACCCCCACCAGTAAATAACTCGCGGTCAACTGCAATTCTTATAATACCTGTTGATGGAAATAGAAACCCGGGTGCATCAATAGTTCGGTCTACGCCATCCGTAGTTACATAATACGCCATTACTTGCGCCTATGCGCCTGTACTTTATCTGCGTACTTCTCACGCGCAAGGGTCGCTCTGGCCTGTTTAGCTTTCAGACTGTTTCGTGCGGTTTGAATCAGCATTATCTTCTTCTCGTACGCACGGACTTTATACTCGTAGTACAATCCCCTCAAAATGTAAATCATGTCGCTCTCCTTAAAGTGTTGCGATACCTGACGCGTTCCAACGTACAATAATGTCACCACCGTTAGGGGTGACCGGGAGTCCTGCTGACGCGGTGTCTGCATAGATAATCAATCTGCTAGTTGCCGCAGTTCCGGTGTCTACGAATATCACCAGTGCTTCCCCTGTGGCCCCTGTCACTGCCGCGAATGTAACATCCGCAGAATCGATGACCCTACCTACGATAGTCTTGCTCGCAAGGTTTGGTGAGGTTGTTATGATACCTGTCACATCTGATAAGAACTCATCAGTGGCTGCATTCAAGGTGTACACCGCAGTATCTACTAGCACCGCTTTGATGTTAGCAGTGGCCCAGTCGATGTCTGCGTTCCACAAGCCTTCGGCAGCTTTGTCATATATAATATTTGCCATGGTAATTCTTTCCTATTTGTTAAGCTACAATGAAACCGACAGCTGTCGATGCAGTTCTTATTCGTATCGCGCTGCCCACAGGCATCCATACACCAACGGGTACGTTAGCCAGTGTCACGACGTTACCTCCTACATTCTCATATACGACAGAGCCTGCGACATCCGTAACCATGAACCAACCGAAGTCAGTCCTCACGGTGTCTGATGGTGCTACGTTTGCTGAAGTAGTTATTCTCATTATTGTAGCCCCGCCTGTTGTAGTAGTCTATTCAATCCGTTCTCGCCACTGGTGTTGGCTTCTGATGCTGTCTTAGCAGTCTGAGCCATCTGAGCTGCACTCTCCTGTGCCTGAGCTGCTTGTGCCGCTTGTTGCTCTTGTTGCATTGCTTTCTCGACATCATCATCACTCCGCACCATGTTAGGGTTAACGCCCATCGCTTCTGCATAGTCATCGACCATCTGACTCGCGTTAACTTTATGACGTGCTTCAGGCCACATCTGCGCCATGTTCATAGTGTAGTCAGTCAATCTCTCGATACCACCCACTGCAACCATGCGCTGCGCTTGTGCCAATATGCTGATGTACTCGACGCCCAGCTCAACCCCATTCAACTCTGGTGGAGGTGGAGGCAATATGCCTGCCTTCTGTAGTATGTTGAACGTACGATTGATGAGAGGGTCTAGTAACTCGTTGTGTAGTCGCTCAAGGACAGGACCAAGCATCAACAGCTTCTCTTCCTGCTTCTCAGCCACTTCTCGTGCAGTTATCTGTCTACGGTCACTGCTTGCCAGCATAAGGAATAGGTCTTCGTAGAATGACTTCTTGATACGCATTTCAGCCTGTCCGTTCTTCAGCTCAATAGCGTTGAGGTCAGGACGATAGGTCCCGTAGATGCTGGTCAGTCCTTTCATGTCACCATCATGCCAGATTATCTCGTCAGGCTTGAGGCTGTTACCATTGGCGACCTTAGTCTTCAGCGTTGCGTCACCTTGAAGTGGTGGGTTAGCCATCTTATCGACAGCTTGATACGCTCGCTTCTCCCCCAGTTGTAATGCTTTAGTATCGCCAAGGCAAGTCATGCCCGGGCAATCGGTGGCGTAGATGTCCTCTCCGGTTACATCCCAGCGAGGGGTCAGTACAGCAAACTCATCGAACCCGGAACGTTTTAGTATCTGGCCACTGTTGCTGCCCTTCTGGGTACCACTGCCACGCTCATAATACACTGAGCGAAACTTCTTATCTTTAGCCATCGGTGACATCTGGTCACGGTTATCATTCGGCTCTATGGCATGTACCAGCGTTATCCACGCTTCAGTGTTGCCTCGTGTCCATTGCTCTTGGATGTAACTAGAGCACTTGTCATACCCGAACATCTTAACGCATTCACCGATTGTCTTATCATAGTCACGGTAGAAGGTATCAACTTCATCACGGCCATTCATGCCTAAGCAGTAGCTGCCCACAGAATACGTCTTGCACCGGATGACATTGTCAAAGTCTTCATATACTCCCATGGCACCTGTACCGAATACGCCCAGCTCAGTGTAAAGTGTGTGTAAGGATATGTACGCATTTGATTGACTGAACACACGGTACATTATTGTCTGGACTTGGAACAACCACTCCTTGACTGCAGCCATGTCATTCAGCTTCGGGTCAGGTGCGCCCAGCTTGAACCACGGTCTAGCGGGGGACGTGATACCCGCCATCATGCCTGACGCTAACGTGCGTGCAGCCATCTTGGACGTGTTGTTGTACTGTCTCGTGTTGCGCTTGTGACCTTTGTTTCTGTCACTTGTGAGGAATCGTCCACGGTGAGCAAGGTGATAGTCACTGAGTTCACGCCACGTCGGGATGAACGAACTTCTCTCACTCTTCAGTGCTTCTAATCTTTTGTTGAACTTGGTGACTTCACCCATAATCTTATACGCCTTTTATCGTGCTTTGTGTGTACGAGTTATTGTGTACGATATACCATACACGTTGCAAGCCCCATTCGCTTGTATCATCACCCTGCCACCGTTAGCCGCCCATGTAGCCGCAGTGTACCCACTGAACGTGAGAGAAATGGGTCTTACTGCCCCTACCAGTTGTTTAAATGAGGTTATGTTCTTAAATAAGTTAGCCAGCCTTACAGGGGTGCCAGTGCCTGCTGTGATATCCACCCATACTAATACTTCATCAGTAGCGGTGACAGTGGGTACCAATGTAAAATTTATAGTCACAGCGATGCCATCCCCCTCTCTTCCGGGGATACGTATGCCATCATAGAACGTGGCAACATCGGAGGGCTTCTGTCCCTCTAGGGTCGTGCCCTTGTCATTAGGAAGAAACGTCGCCACTCCCGCCACCAGTGCCAGCGGTGATGCGGAGGTGTACACACTGTCTTCGTAGTCGCCCCACCCGGTCCGACCGAATATCTCGGTAAACATAGCATTGATAGCCCCAGCTACCGATGCCCACGCTCCACTGGTTGGTATATTAATTCGTGCCATTGTAATCACTCATTTCTGTAGTAGGCTCAAGCTGTGTGTCAGGCTGTAAGATGATGTACACTCCTGCATCTGACAATTGTTGAACTCCTATTGTTAAAAACGTATTTACTGTTTCAGCGGTACTATTGTGCAATCCTATCACAAATTCCCCATTAGGATAAAATGCCTCTTTTATCTCATCGAATCTACCGAGTACCCGGTCCCCCACTGCAGGACCTCCATACTCTTCTATGAGGCCCACAAAATCCGAAGCAATTACCCCGTTAGTGCTTACGAGTTGATTAAATCCCTTTATGATACCACTCACTTCGCCTCTCACTGCAGTCAAGTACAGTCCTTTTGCTTCCACAAACGCGACTCTCACCCTGCTGTTCTTCTGCAGTTTGACTGAGTTTTGCTCTCCTGCTCTCAGTGTGATACTGATATTGCGTGAATAGGCATTGCCAGTCTCCCCTGATGCAGAGAAGTATGACTGAGATGCGACGGGTACACTGTGAACTACCTCACTTACGGTAAGAGACGAGTTCGGTGAGGTTGCCAGCGCCCATAGCTTGGTGTCAATGATATCCATCGTCAGGACAGGAGTGTTACCCCCTATTAAATGGTAAGCGGTATTTGCTAACGAGGGTCTGTCCGTGGCCATCACTATTCTTACAGAGTCACGGAACGCTTGCAGAATAATTCGGTTCTCCCACAAGTTAACCCTGACGTATTGCGTAGTGCTTAGTGTGACTTGAGCAGTAGACACGTTATGCGCCTAGTAACGTTTTATTCGTTGTAGGTGCAGGATTAGTGACCCCCATGCTACCAGTCAGGATGGTGCCGCTGTTGTTGGCAGCACGTCTCTTACGGGCAGCAGAATCTCGGCCTCCATCTACGTTAGGCATAGTCGGGGCTTCGGGTGTCTTTGGTGCTGGCTTTGGTCCACTTGAACTACACATATGCGTATCCTCTGGTTCATGAATATGGTACTTATTTCGACAGTCTACACCATCGTTTACATATCTGCTAGTGGGTCGTAATCTTTATCACGAGACATACGCTCTCTGGCCCATGGTGCCACGTCAGCATCTCCACGCTTATAGTGCAACCTTGGTACATTCTCCATGGCATAAAGCAGGTACATTGCATCTGCCCAATCCGGTGAGTAGCCTAGTCGTTGCTTGATATCTTTCTTACGCTCCAGCACCAGCTTGTCCTTGTCATCGTGCCAGAACTCACGGCATGTCAGCTCACGTTTAAGCTGCTCGTCATTAGGTATCCGGGCACCGTCCATCATGGCACGACGCAGCCTATCACCCATCTCAGCGGTCTTGTTGTAGTATCGCTTCTCGTCATCTGCTTTGTTGCCGAAGTGGACCTCATAGGAGTTGTAGCCTAGCTCACGTAGTCTGTCATGGATTGGACCTCCGACCCCGGTTGCATCCACAAAGATAGCATTGGGCTGGTGGCGTTCGATGACCATGACCACCTTGCTCAACATACGCATCGAGTCACGCGACTGCTCATAGGGTATCCGGTAGCTGGTCTCAGACTTGAGGTCCTTACCACGTTTGAACGCTATACGACAATCATCACCCCCACCTCGTGCCACATCCAGTGACATGATAAGTGGCTCATCACCAAGGTATGCAGGCATCGGGTACGTCTGCGCCATCTCAACGATATCGGACGGCATGAACTGCATGTCACCCGCTTTAGGGAACTGACCCTTCACACGTACCCGGAAGAAGTCTGAGTCCTCCCCATGGTCTTCTTCCCATTGTGCAATGAGTCGCTTGTTCGTCATCTTAGCGGTGCGACTGTCTATCTGGAACGTGGTCCATCGACTGCCGGGGTCAAAAGTTGCATGGAACTTTCCATCATTACGAGTAGGGTTACCGTAGCAGAAGAACATAGGCTCCCCGTCGGTCAGTCCACCTTCAGCTACTTCCCATATCTTGGATGGCACCGCTGATGCTTCATCAAACAGGTAGAATGGTGTACTGTTAGCAGCATGTAGTCCTGCGAATGCTTCAGAGTTCTCTTCACGACATGTCTGCGCATCCACTCGCCATGATGACGGGAATGACTTGTGGTACAGGCTCATTGACCCCTTACCATTGTTATACTCGAACCAGTGGCCAACGATACAACGTTCACGCCACTTGCCCAGCTCTGACCACGTCTTGGTGCGAAGCTGCTCACCTGTGTTAGCAGTCACGATACCCTTCGCGTATGGACGTGTTGACATGATGAATAGGATAACCCAGCTGGACTTGGCACTCTTGCCTATCCCGTGACCTGATGCAGTTGAGAATCTGATGGGGTCAACTGGGTCAACCCCATTGAACCTGTTGGCTCGTATCTGCCTGCCAAGCTCCTCTAACTCATCCACCTGCCACTTGTCTGGTCCATCGAAGCCCTCAAGGTCCCCATGTCCCCAGTCAAATGCCCACATCACCCATCCAAGTGGGTCATCAAAGAATTGTGCTACCTCGCCAGCCAGTAGCTCATCAATATCATCGAAGTCTTGAAACTCAGTAGGCACCAGTGATGCTTTGATGTCAGGTACAGCAAGAGGTGCAGGTGGGTTCATGAATGATACAGTCATAGGAAGGAGGGTCCATTGTCGAGGTTAAAGTCGATTACTTTATCTGGATTATTAAGCTCTGCCAGTCTACGCTTGCGCTCACGTATCAATCGTTCAACGACGTCACGGTCACTCTTCAGCTCGACCTTCTCTGCAGCGTATGCGTCCACCATGCCCAATCTTGCGACCCGGTCGAGTGCTTGTAGTGCGGTAGGTAGTTTGCCTTGCTGCATAGCAACGTGGTGCAGGCGATAGAAGTCCTGCATCAACACCTCAGCGGTTATCTCGTGCGGTGTGAACCTATCTTGCATTATCTCTTGTATAACGGCTGAGATGTCTTCTCGTTGCCTCAGCTCGAATGCTCTCTCCGGGTCGATGTTACACGCAGCAGCCACCCGGTGAATATTCATGTCGATGCAATACTCCAGCACGAAGTGTGCCTCCTCTTTCACAAGGGGCAGGTCTTCCAGTATTCTGTGCTGCAGCTTTTTCATATAGGGTTATCCATCGTTAGTCCTTGACAGTCTATAAGAACGAGACCTCTGTGTCCACTTCTGCATTGTCCTCTGCCTCCTTGAGCTTTTGGTAGTAGTTCTTGAGGGCTTTTTGGTACAGTAGGTTTGCTTTATCTTTCTGCCTCGCCATGACAGCACCCAGCGCACTGTCAGTCATCTTGCCGTACCGCTTAAAGTTGTCAGATATAACCACAGTAGCTTTGGTGGTCGAGGGCTTGCCTTCTATGTCATAGGGGTTCACCGGAACATACTGCTGCGTTTTTCTCCTCATGAATAGCCCAGAGTTCACCAGTCTGCTCGTCATAGACCTCAGCTCCGCATTGAGCTTGTGGAACTCGGGGCCATTCCATCCAGTTTTTATAGCACTCATCTTTAGTCCATGGATATCCTCCTCAATAAACCGACACACTATCATGTGCAGGTGACGTGTAGTAAAGACGTCGCGGTCTTGGATGAGGGGATAGTCCTTGTGTTGTTTCTTCAAGACATCCATTAACGCTTGAGCGAACCGGAGGTCCTCTTGCAACTTCATCTGCTGCTTTGAGTTCAGCTCCTCCTTCAGCCTGACACCCAGTTGCTTGCCCATCTCCTTGAGCTTACTATCCATGACTGCGTTATCACTTCTTAACTGTTTGACCTGTTCATCGAGGTCTATCACCATCTGCTCAAGCTGCTCAATCTTTTTCATCTCAATTCACCCATCGTTACCATATGATTAGAACTCAGTACCATACTACAGTCTGCGTCTGGATTCAATGACTACTAGCTACATATACATTTTTTACTATATATACACTTTCATAACTTGAACCTTAACTTTTGAATCCAGATGAGTTACAGATACTTAATATTAATTACATAAAATAGAAACTCAGTAAAACATATGATATTTAAACCACTTTACTGGGATACAGAGATTTCGTGCTGACAGCTATCGGCTAATCGTTACCATATGAAGTGGGTACACCAACCAAGTACACAGCAGCACTGACGTGGCCTACCCCAATAAGTTACCATATGATGCACAGCCCCCAAGCCGCATTCCCTTGTTTTTCACTCAGTACCATACTATCAGTCTTACTCACCATATGACTAATCACCACAGCATCAATCACCACAGCATCAATCACCTCGTAACTAATACTTTGAAATTAATTGCAAATAGGGGTTGCACACTGTGTGACAATGAACTATAGTTTGGCTCATACACATACACATTAACTTCAAAACAGGATACATAACGATGACTATGAAAATTACAAGAGTACTTATCCAGACCAACTGCCACCGTGACGGCTTCTTCACAGAGACGTTGACACAACATGGTGATGGGCCATTCTATGCACACATGTGCTCAGACAAGGTCTTCGCCTTCAACTCCCTCACTGAGCACCTTGAAGTGAACGCAATGTTTTACGCTAAGGGTCAATTCTTCAGGGTACTGGCCATAGATGTAACGGAGCTATAATCATGAATTGCCAGCAACTGTTAAGCAGAGAAGTACAAGAGTTCATCGACAGTGACGGAAGTGAGTACACCCCGCACAAGCCAGAGATAGTTGATGAGATGCATCAGCTTCGTTACAACGCGTGTACTGAAGGTTATGAGAGTGGTGACATCACAAAAGCTGAATTGGTAGAATTTTTTGGCCAAGAACTATATGACGAGGTTGCATTGTGCGCCTTTGAATCTGAATACGATTTATAACAGGAGAATTACCGTGATTGCACGCACACTAGACAACTGGATATTCTTGTTCAACGATGGGCAGATGACCGAAGAACACTTCATCAAGCACCTTGACCAGTTCGGACTCAATGAGTCTGAGATGGCATTGATGGTGCGTAAAGTGACTCAAGCCAAGAAGGAGGCGCCAATGCCACCATTACGTGCAGCTATCAAGCAGGCCCGGTCAGACGCCCTGAAGCAGCTCAGAAAGAACATAAGTTCAACGTTCCATACTTACTCAACGTTTTTTGATGAAGACAAGTGGCATAAGTTGAGTGACACAGTAACAGGGGCTGCCAGTTATATGTTGTGCAAAGCAGCAGTACGCCAAAGCTCCACAGGGGACCGTCTCACTGCAGCCCTGCACCACTTCAACGTACTGGACGCAATATGGAAGGAGGCAAGCAAATGAAATACACAATAAACGGTAAAGAGTACACAGAGGCTGATATTAAAAAGCGGTGTGGTGAACTTATGGGTTTAAAAGTAGAATACCCACTTTTTAACGACGAACCGTATCATCGGTTTTTAAGTAACGGCAAAATTCATTTAAGTGTATATGAGCCAACTACCAACCCGCTACACACATGGCCCATCATCGAAAAGTGCTGGGGTGAGTTGATGATTGTGCATGTGACAGATGACTATTATGCAAGATGGGATTTAATTATGAATGACTACAAATGCACAAAACTAGTAGCGGCTTGTATTTGTTTTATTGAGATTAATGAAGGAGGTAAAAAGTGAATTATTCTAAGCTCTTAAAACTCGCGGCACTGACTGAGCTGCTGGCGATATGCTTCAGCCTTTTCGGGGCAGCTCTTGTCACTTTTGACCCAGCCATGGACACCCCGGTAGTCAGCATGGTGATAATGCTACACGCAGGAGTATGGACAATAGCGTCACTGTTCCTTGTAACAGCGGTTATGCTGGATGTAATAAACCATGGCAAATAGTATCAACGACAAGATGTTCGCACCGGGTCCGAGTCAAGTCGGCTTCACTAAGGCGAGGCACTACAAGTCCACACCGGAGGACGTAGCCAAGGCCAAGACCCGACGCGACATTGAAGAATGGAAAGAGAACCGCGCAATCGAGCGCAACGACAACATAGCTGGAGAGTAACGATGAAAGTAATTAAGAAAGAGGACTCATACCACGTAAATCTAACAACAGGCAAGGAGTACGAGGTACTAGTGGTTGATGATAATCATAAGTGGTACAAAATAATAGATGACTCAGGGAAAGAGGGCAGCTATGACCAGCACAGGTTCCGTAAGGTCCCGGCACTACCGTCAATACCAGTAGCACCAGCACCAGTAGCACCACAACCAGTAGCACCACAACCAGTGGAGAAAGTAACGATGAAAGTAATATGCAGAGATGACAGTTTATCAACGATAACTCTTACAGAGGGTCTGACCTACGACGTGGTCACTGAATGCAACAAATTCTACCAGATAAAGAACGACGTGTATGACATCCAAAAGTACCGCAAGGACAGATTTGAAGTAGTCCCGGCACCTGCACCCATGCCCCCTCCCATGGCAGAGACGCCAACTTACGAGGGCAAGTTGTACGACATAGTCCCGGAATCCCCACCAGCAGCAGCTCCGGGGCCATTGGTACTGTTGAGATGTGTGGAGTCGGTCCTGCACATAACAGAGGGATGGAGCTACAGGGGGTTTGAACAGGGTACCATGACGTATATCGTAGAGGACGACAGAGGGATACCAAACTCCTATGACAGCAGCCGGTTCACAAAAGAAGCATGGGCAGCACCCGTACCGACAGCCCCTTCAATGCCAGTAGCACCGACAGCCCCTCTCACGGGCATAGTAGGTCCTCTGCCACAACAGTACATTGTGACACCTGAAGGCCCTTCTTACTTGACCAAGGTTGAGGACTACGAAGGCCCGGTCAACTCGACGCCACGGTCTATTGCGAACGGCAAGATATGTCACGTATCGTATTACAAGACCACCGATGGTGATGAGCACGTACTAGAGAAGGCAGCGTTGGACCGACAGCTCATGCTCGACGCAGAGAATGACTTCACAGGCCCAGTAGATGACAGCTGGTCTAAGGTGGGGCTACGAGAAATGCTTGACTGGGCCAAAGAACAACCTGAGTCATTCAACATAGTACAACGTTTAGTCCGGGAGCAGAACAATGAAGATTAAGATGAAGTACCTACGTCAAACTAAGGGCACGTATGTCTATGAGTCAGTGGACCTGCCTGCCGTCATTCCTATCGTGTACTTGCGCAAAGAGGAGCTGGACTGGGTGTCAGCACCCACGTTCTTGGACCTTGAGTTCGTCGCAGTGGAGACAGGGCCATGAGAAATAGGTTCACAGCATCGGCAGATAAACAAGGGGATTGGCTCGTCTTTGATAATGAAGATATGTATTGTTGCTACGGACCGACTACTGAGCATGACGCAATCAGTGAAATGGTGAAGCTAAACCAACAGAACAGTGAGAAAAATAACGGAGACGCATCATGAAGTTACTTATTAAACACATCGACAAAGCAGAAAACCTGATTAGAAGCGGTGGACACAAAGGAACTACTTCAGTAAATATCTGTGAGTACATCGAGACAATCCCCCTAGTAAGGGGGGACGACATTGCGCCCAATGCCGTGAGACGGATAGCTACAGTATCAAGGGAATGGTTTGAAAGGGGAGTGCATGGGGTAATGGTGCTGGATATACCGGACTCCCATTTAAAAGTTGACCAGAAGAATGTCGAGCGCATTGCGGAGCTTGAAGAATGTTTACTAGAGTACGTTAACGCCACAGTGCGCCTGTGGACAGGGAGTAATGAAGTCGAATTATTGGAAGAAAAAGCAACTCTTTTACTGTCTAAAGGCGGTGCATAGTGAAACATTTCAACCATGCAAGAAACAAAGAAATAATTGATAGTCTTTTAGCTAAAATTGCAGAGCTTGAGGAAAAAGGCAATAAACATATTGAAATTTGTGAAAGGCACGTTTCTACAAGAAGGTATCTTGAAAAGCACATTGCAG